GATAATATCAACATAAAAGTGTGATTCTTTTGATACTCTACCTTGTGCAATTAATGATTCAATTCTCTTTTTGGCGTACTTTGTTTTCCATATATGAGTTAACGCCTCGGTTGAATTATCAAAGGCTCTTATAAGTTTATCTTCTTTGATTTCTTCTCTTAAATATTCTTTTGTGTTTTTAAACAATTCACTAAAGTATATGCCTCTTGCGTGTTCCGATTTAATCAATTTCTTATCTATACCTAATTGACCATAAGTAAAAGTATGGCTTCTGTTTCTATGATCTCTTTTATATGGTTGGCCATTTGGATTTTTTGCAACATACCATTCAAAGTATTTTCTCGTATGGTTTTTCATTAACCATTTTTGTATAAGTTTTTGTGTTGATTTCTCTGGTTCAAATGATACACTGCCTGCTGTCCAACCCATTTTCTTCCAGTGGTCTAATCTATCGTATTGTGATAATGGTATTGTTTTTGTTTTACCATATAAAGATGTTGTTGTAATACCCACTAACTTATCATCATATTGTTTCTCCCATTCTTTTTCTACTGTGTTTGATAAACATAGTAAAGCTAATAGTTTACCACCTACAAGATTATAGCCTAGTGGTTGTACAGGTACTATTGTACTGCCGATACAAGTATGGTTTATCATACGTTGTGTTTTAGCTTCTCTATCCCAACCAATGTACTTATCACGTGGTGTTAAATCTAAAAAATCTGAGGACATACAAGTAACACCTAGGTATTTTTCTGTTTTTTTATCTCTTATTAAAAAATATAAATTACGACCTATATTACTATTGTTTTTCATTGTAGATAAAAATGTTCTTAATGTATTCCAAATGGCTGGCAATTTCTTACCAGTTACCGAACCTACTTTGCCTTCGTTTTCAACGTCTGTGTAAATAAGTTCTGGTTCAAGGTTTAAATATTCCATTGGGTCTTGTGGGTTCCAAAAGTTATTTTTAACCTCTTGTATAACGGCACCTTGTTCGGCATCTACTAATGCTGGCCTGTCATCAAATAAACTATTTGTTTCTATTGTAGGATATTTGTAATGTACTTCACACCATTTTTGATATAGTGTATATTCTTTTACATTCATAGCCGATACAAAGGTTAAATCCTTTACAACTATGTTTTTCAATTCGTCTGTATCTATGTTAGGTATTTTGTCTAGTGGATTCTCGTCTTGCCACTTTTGCCATTGTTTTTCAATGTCATCAATAATAACTGTCATAATATAATGGTATCACAAGACTCTTAAAAAGTCAAGTTATTCTTTAATTTCTTGTTTTATAAGGTCTTTTTCCGACCATTGTAGGTTTTTACTTCTATTTAATGAAGCTGCACCTTGTGCGATACCAGGTTTTACTTTATTAATTTTTCCACCTTTAGATAAAAACTCTTGCATAAGTTTATCTCTTTCTTCTTGCGACATTTTAGGTTTGTTTATGTCGTCTGTGTAACTAGCCATTTGCCTCCTTTCTTCTTTTTTTCATTTTGTTAATTTCTTTCTGTGCTCTTTCATATGCAAGATCAAGTTTTAGTTTACTTGCTCTTTCTGTAAATAAACGGCCTATCATATGATCGTATTCGTGTTGGAATATTCTACTAAAATATCCATCAAAATGCCCTTCTTGTAATGCACCAGATTCATCTTCGTATTTTGCAACGATCTTTCTTGGTCTTTTAATAGATAAAAATACAAAAGGAAAAGTTAAACAACCTTCTTTTAATAATATTTCTTCTTCACTACTATGTACTATAACTGGATTGAAACAGGCCAGTTTCATACCTTTTTCAATATTAGGATGACCACCCATTACAAACATATTAAAAGGTAAACCAACTTGATTGGCTGATAAACCTAGTCCACCATATTTGTACATAGTTTCAAACATTGTATTGACTAAATCTTTTCTATCTTTGAAATCGTGTTCTTTTAACATATCATCAGTAAACGGTGCGATTGCTGATTGTACTCTTGGATCTGATGGCGGTATTAGTTTTAGTTCTTTAGTCATAATTTAAAAATAGTTAAAGTTTATATTAACTCTCCTTGGTTGATCTGTTGTGTTGGTGCTACAATGTGGTTTAGAGGCATCAAAAAGTACCATTCTATTTGCAACACTGTTTATTTTAGTACCATCTTCTAATTTAGTATATCCATTACAAGTATTAATACTAAACACCGCTCCATTGTTAGGATAATTATAGTCTGTGTGCATTTCGTGTTCTACGAATGAATTTTCTTTCATATAACTATTTACTTTAACCCTAATTAAAGATTTAAATTTTAATTTTTTAAAAAAACATTTTATAATTGGTTCATAATGAGGCGAATTTGGAACAGTATTATCATATAACATATGTAAAAAATAAAAAAAGTTATTGGTTTTATTTTTATCTAAGCCTGTTTCTCTATAACTATCCATATAAAACCAAGGAAACGGTTCTTTTAAAATTAAATTATTAATAAAAATAAAATCTTCTTTGTCTAAAAAATCGTCTATTACTTTATGCATTCTGTAACCTTGTAAAGTTATGTTCTTTCTCAAACTTAATTATATTAATAAACTTATCAAATAATATATCGCCTTTGTGTGATATAATAAAGATGTTTTCTTTTGGCATTGATTTGATAATTTTAAAGAAGTCATCTGTACCTTGACCATCTAAACTACTATCAAATATTTCATCTAGTACTAATAAGTTTGTGTTAGTACTATTCTTCATTTTAGCAATTGTTCTCCACGTAAATAACAACGCCAAATCTATTCTCATTTTTTCTCCTTCACTAAAATTATTATAGTCAAAGGTATCTCTATATCTACTCTTAACTGTTTCGTTAAACTCCTCATCTAAATGAAACGATATAAAGAAGTCCATAGCTTGTAAATACTGATTAATAAGTGTGTTCATAATAGGTAAATATTTTTTTATAATCTTAGCTTTGGCACCTTTATCATTTAATATCTCTCTTAATATGTCTACATATAATTTTTGTTCTACTATTTTATCTAGTTCTTCTTTTGATTGTGCTAAATCTATTTTTAATTGGTCTAATTGTTTTTGTATATTTTTACCATCTGATTCTTTGTTTTCTAATAACATTATTTCTTTATGTATATTATCTGTATGTTTTTTGAGTTCATCAATAGAAGAATTAATTTTTGCCACATCAACATTTAAAGATTGTATTTTTTGTGATATACTGTTTATCTCGTTTATTTTTGTTTCTGTTTTAATTATTTCTGATAGTAAATCTTTTAAACCACCATCTAATTTGTCTATAACCTCTTGTTCTGTTTTAATTTTTATTGTTTTAAACTGTTCATTGATATTTTGTGTACATTCAGGACACGTATCATTGTTTTTAAAAAATTCTAATGTTCTTTTATGTTTTAATAAATTAGTTTCTATCTTAGCTTCTAGTTTTGATAATTGATTGGCCTTTGCATTTATTTTGTCTTGTTCTGCTATATTATTTTTATAATTTTCTATTTCTGCATTAAGACTTGTTATCTTACTTAAATATTCTTGTAAGTCTTTATTGTTTTTATTTAATAGATTTTGTTTATAATCTTTATCATCTATATTACGGCCTTGTAATTCATTAAAGTGTTTTGTTTCAAGTTCGTACTTAGAATTAATTAAATCGGACTTGTGTCTTATTTCTGTTATAGATTTTTGTAAATCTGATTGTTGACTTCTTAATATTAAATCCATTAAACCAAATACTCTTATGTCTAATATTTCTTCTACAACCTCTCGTCTATATCTTGGTTTCATTTTCATAAATGGTTCATAAGAAGAAGAACCTAAAACAACTACTTGTATAAATGATCTGTAATTTAATTTCATTATATTTGCTTCTAAATAATTTTGATAATCTACTGTAGAAGCGTCTTGATTTAATAAATCACCATCAACATATATTTCAAATTTGTTTGGTTTAATGCCTCTTATAACTTTATAATTTTTTGTACCAACTGTAAACTCTACTGTTACTTCAGCATCAGCGTCATTAATTGTATTTACAATTTGTTCTTTTTTAATTAATCTAAATGGCCTATTAAACAGTACAAAACATAATGCGTCAAGCATTGTTGATTTACCACTGCCATTTGTACCTACAATTAATGTTGTAGGTGCTTTGTTTAATTCTATTTCTATTGGTGTGTTACCAGTAGAAAGAAAGTTTTTCCATTTTATCTTTTTAAATATTATCAAGACTCGTTGGCCTCCACATAAAGTTCTTTTGCAAAAGTTTTAAGTTTTGCTTTGTCTAAAGTTGTATCTATTTGGTCTATGTAATTACCTAAAAATGTTAATGTATCTTCTCCTTGTTCTAATATATCTTCTCTTACGGAGACCGACATATCAGAATTATTATCTTCAATTACATTTATTTCATATGCGTTTATTTCATTATGAAATCTGTCTAATAGTTTATCAAACATATCGGTATCAGTTCGATTTGATACAAACAACTTAACAAAAGTGTTTTCGTATTCCGATAAATCTTTTTTACTATAATCTTCACCTTTATCATTATAAACAAATTTCTTAAACATAATTAAAGGATTAGGTATTCTTGTAAGTTCTCTTGTCTGTGTATCAAATATATGAAAGCCTTTCGGACAATTATAATCTGACCACATAATTTGATATGGACAACCTAGATAATAGATATGGCCGTCATCTGATTTTTTATGAAAATGACCTGATATAACTTTTTCAAATCGTTTAAATAAATCTTTTTCTAAACCTTGTTCATTAAGATGCCCTTTGTGCATTTCAAATCCTTTTATTTCTAAATGACCCATAACTATTTGAGCGGTTGTATTGTCAATATGATATAATGTATCATCTTTATTTGTATCACAAATCCAAGGCATAATCAATATATCTAGGCCATCAAAATTAACTGTTTGCGAAGATGTATAAACTTTTGCGGTTTTGGATATATTTAAATTTTGTAATGCGTTTATTTCGTTTGTGTTTTTATAATACGTGTCGTGGTTACCTATGATAACGTGTGTATCTAAATTAAGTTCATCTATTTTATTCCAAAACTTCAATTTAAAATTGTGTGCTGTATTGTGATTGATAAACTTTCTTCGATCTACTACATCACCTAGATGAATTACTGTTTTTATATTATTCTCTTGTAGGTATGGAAAAAATACCTCATCATAAAATCTATTAAAATAATCTATGAACGCTGGTGAGTCATTACGAGCTCCCCAATGCGTATCATTTATTAACGCAATTTTCATAATTTAAATTCCTAAGTTAAAAGAAATAGCTATTTTCTCTCCTTTAGGTTGTAATTTATTTCCGTGTAATGTATCGCCTTTAAACAAAAATAAGTTGCCTGCTACACAATTAAAGTTTATGTCTTGTGAATTATATATATTAAGATTTTTAACTTCTATATGATTGGGATAAAAATATGAATTATTGTAAAAGGTTATTGTTGATTCTTTTGGAGCCTTTATGTAATAAACTCCAGATACTAAACAGAATCCGTGATGATGAGGAAATAAAAAATCATTTTCATTACTAATATTAAACCACATTTCGTTATATTTACATTTATTAATATATGATTCACTATATTCAAGCTTTGTTAAAAAATTTATAGATTTATCATAAATAAAATCAGTTAAAAATTTTATTTCTTCTTTTTCAAAAAGATTTGTATTTGTATGAAAAGTTGTATCTACATTTTGCGTAACTGTTCTTTTCGAACCTTGTTTTTGTATTTGTTGTTTTAAAAAATCTTCTAAAAAATTTAATTTTTCTAAAAAAACATTTTCAACTAAAACAATAGGTTTTGGAAATAAATTTATAAGTGTTTCTTTATTATTCATAATTTAAAAATAATTAATATTAATATTCATACGTGTTTTGGAATCTGAGCAGGAAGTACTACAATGTGGTATGGAAGGATCAAAAAAAATAATTCTGTTTTTAACACTAGGTATTTTTTCGTTTCCTATTTTAGTATATCCATCACAGGTATTTAAACTATACAAAGCGCCTTTATGTTTAAAAGGATAGTCTGTATGTTCAGCGTGTTCTACCACTCCTAGTCCTTGATTTAGATAAAGATTTGCTTTAATTCTTATTAAAGCTTTAGGATCTATTTTTTTTAACAATGGAAACATTAGTTGAAAAAAATTACTTTGGTACAATGATGTTTGATTGTAAAATAAATGACAAAAATAAAAGAAAATATCTTTTTCGTTTTGTTCAATAGTTATTTTATCTGCAAGATGCCAGTCAAAACCTGTATCTTTTATTACTTCAAATATCTTTTTATGATCTTCTTCTGATAGAAAATTATCAATAACTTCGTACATATTAACTCAATATAAAATAATCTAACTTACCTTTACGTGTTCTTTTCTTTTTCTGTTCTTTTTGTTTTTTCATTTCTCTATGATGAGCAAGAGTTTCTATTTTAGGTACCTCATCTATAGGTAAATTCTTTTTTAAAAATTCTGTAAATTGATTATGAAATTCCCTATCTTCGCCAGGCTGTAAAGTTAAATCATCAAAGTTAGAATCTAATAACATTTTATGTTTGATTGTAACTTGTTTCTTTTCTTTTTGTATTCTTCTTACAAAGGCGTAATATATTATTTGTGTAAAGTATGCAAAAGGATTATTTGATTTATCAGGATTAAAGTTATCTAGGTATTGTAAACAATTTTCTATACCATCAGAAATCATATCATCTCTAAAAGTATAATTAATAAAATTCGGTCTGTAAGATAAATGATTCGCTATTTTAAGAAAACAAGTTCCAATATAATCCGGTACTCTAGGCTTTGGCAGTTTTTCTTTTTCTGCTTTTTTGACCATCTTCTTGTACTCTATCATAGCGGCCAAAAAATCTTTATTACTTACGTAATGTTCTTTTGATTTTTTTGATGTTGTCATAATTTAAATATACTATACTTTGTATGTTTTGTCAATCACTTATACTAAAAAGTCGGTTCCAGGATAGGTTGACTTATTTTGTTTATTGTGTATAATGAGCGTGTAGCGCTTTCAAGTGGAAGATTCTCCAGATTAATGGAGTATTCTTTCTTTATCTCTAAACTCGTCCCACAATTCATTAAATTCATCATTTTCCTCACGTGTTAATTCTTCAGTTTTATATTCGCCTCGTTTCGGCAAATCAATTCTTTCATATTTGGAAGAAACATCTAAGTAACTTTTTGACATTTCTTCTGTGGCGTTTGTGATTGTCATTATCTTATCTTTTGGTATAGATATAATCTGGTCGTTAGTATAGGCCGTCCATTTGATTAATGCGATAAAGTCTTTAAGACCTCTTGGTGTTAATTGTGATACGTATTTAATTTGCAACGGTTTTACTAGACGTAAAAGAGGAGATTTATCTGGCAATTGTTCTGGTGCCAAACTACAAACAATATCATCTCCGTTAATTAACTTAACTATTCTTATTTGTTCCATTGTCTTTACTATTTATGAGTTCTATATTATGTATTTCGTAGTTAAAGCCTTCAGAAGTGTATATGTTAATACGTTCTCTAAAATGTTGTAATGTATAATTGTCTTTGCCATTGTAACTAAGATCATCAGATATATCATAAAGTGTGGCAGCCGAATTATTATCTTTTAATCTTAAACCTCGGCCAATAGATTGCAAATTACGAATACGAGATTTTGACGGCGATGCAAAAACAATGTTGTGTAAATTTCTTATATTAATACCTGTACTAAATGTTCCATAACTGGCGATTATAATTGCGTTATCAGATTTTTCGGTTATAAATCTTATCTTCTCTCTTTCTTCAGCTTCTACACCACCATAAACGAAAAAAATCTTTTTATTTTCTGCCTTTTCTTCTATTAATTTTTTTAATAATACACCGTGTTTTTCTACGTACTGAAATAATACTAAAGAATTGCCTTGTAAATTTAAACATAGATTACGAATATATTTGTTTCTTCTTTCATTTGAAACTAAAAAATCCATTTCTTCCTGATAACTTTTATTCTTCATAAAGTCTTTTGAATATTGGTCATACTGTAATATTAAACATATAATTTTTAAATCAGCTAATTGTTTTTTCTCTTGTAATTCAGCAGTTGAGGTAACTTTATTTACGGCACCAAACAGGCCTTCTAAAACTAATTTATTCGTTTTAGTGCCATCAAGTGTACCTGTTAAACCATAACGATATTTGCAATCTTCAAGTTTAGTCATTATCTTACTTAAAGAAACGGCCTTAAATAAATGACATTCATCACCTATTACCATACCAAATTGACTAAACCATTTTTTTGGTAAATTATAAATTGATTGCCAAGTAGATATAATTACATTTTTATTTGTTTCTTTTTCGTGGCCTTGATATATTCTGTGTACATTTTTATCAGTATTCCAACCATAATCTTCAAAGTCTTTAAATAATTGTTCAACTAATGATGTTGTTGGCACTATAATCAATATCTTATTATTTGTTTTTTCTTTCAATCTCAATATATTAAATCTTACTAATAGATAAACAATTAATGATTTACCTGATGCTGTTGGCGATAATAATAAACAACGATTCTTTTTTAAGCCGTGTATAAAGGCTTCTATCTGATAATCTCTTAACTCTAAAGGTATTCTTAATGCTTTAATAAAACCATCAACGGCCTTTACATCAACTTCTGTATCTTTTATTTTAGTGCCATCTACTACTTGTATTTTATTATCTTCACACCATTTAAGTATATAAGGATAAAGGCCAGTAAAGATTTGGCCAGTTGCATAAGAAAATAATCTTATTTTACCGTCCCAAAAACGATTTCTAAATTGTGGTGTGAATTTATAGCCTGGCACTTCAAACGTAAAGTATTCACCTAATTCTCTCCGTATAGCATCATCTGCTTCTACTTTAAGATATACTTCGTTTTTTTTATCTATGATTATATATTTGGTAAGTGTCATACATATTAAATAAATTGTGGACCAACCGACCAACCTACTAATACTTTTCTTGTACCAAATGTAACAGTATTTACTTTATGCCAAACAAATGATGGAAATGATATAACTGTGCCTAATGTAAATTTATTGTTAAACTTTGTATTAATGTGTTTTTCTGGTTTTGGATTTGGATTTGATATTTCAAATTCACCGCCTTCGTAATCTTCATTTAAACATAATGTGAAACTTATTTTTCGTATATATCCGTTAGGATATGGTTTACTATGACTATCAATGTGCCAATCATAATGGTCATTTATTTCATACACTGTATATTGTAAAGGTTCAAACTCTCTTAATACAAAATTCCATTTAGCCTTTTTATTGTGTTCTAATATAATATCGTTAATGTCTTTATTTAATTTAGTATCTGTTAACCAACTTACTTTTGATTTTCTATTATTTTTATTACCATCTTGTATTGTGGCTTCTTGTAATTGACCAGATTCGGCTAAAGAAATAATTTCATCACAGTATTTTTTACCAAAATGACCAATAGAAATACAATGATTATTTTCTAAGTACATTAAACAGCACCACTTGTAAATCTACGCCACTCAATGGCATTTTTTATTGTGTATGTTCTGTTAACTATGACACGAATTGTTTTGTCTAAAAAATCCACAACAGTAATAAGATAGGCAATTTTTTGTGAAAGTCTTTGTATATCTTCATCTGCTTCTAAATATTTGTCAATATCTGTTCTCATTATTTTTAAATCAAAAGGTTTGGCTTGATACACACTAGGGTCGGCCTTACCTGTATAATATTCCCACTTATCACGTTTCATTGTTCGCAATTCATCTTCTGTACGAGTCAATAATAATTTAAACTTAGTATAATGTTTCATATACTTGTTATGTAATTGTGGAGTTTTTAATGATTCTAAATCTAATTCAGTATCATTAATTTTAAGGTCTTTATCGGCTTCTAATTGTAATTGTTCTAAATCCATAATATTAAAGGTTCTGGCTTTGTTTTTTTTGTTATTGTTATCATATTTTCAAACCACTGTATTGAAAAAATTTGTTTAACTATATCTTCATTTTTTAATAAACCACCTTTATTTTTAATTACTAAAGGCTTTCTTGTTTCTCTAGGTTCTTTATATCTACTTTTTATTAAACTGGTATCTCTAAAAGGATTATTAAGATTTTCTGATAGTCCTTTCATATAGTCAAAAATGTTAATACCATAAAAACTTTTATAATGTTTTAATGAATTTATTATATTTAAATCTTCAATTATATAAATTCCGTTTTCATTTAATAAAGGAAAAAGATTAATAAAAGAAAGTATCATATCTTCAGATATATGAGAACCATCATCAACAATAATATCTATGCCTGAATTTGCAGTTATAGAAATTAATTTATTTTTTGTTTCTTGACTTGTTTGATTTCCAAAAATAATATGATTAGCTGTATTATCTTCTTTTAAAAAACTTTTATCTTCATATAAATCTACACCTATAATTGTTGATTCTTTATCAAAAAGTTTTCTAATTATTTCTAATGAACCTCCATCAGCTACACCTAATTCAAGATATGTTATTTTACTATCATATAAATGACCGGCCAACAAATCAAAAACTTCAAAATAATTTTCGTTTTTTAAACAAGGATATTTTCTTTTAGAATAAAATATTTCTTTGTATGTTTTTTTCATAGACATATAATATAATTATATCACAAAAGTATTAAAAAATCAACCTATGTTGTAACTGTTGTTTCTGTAGATGAACCTATATTTGCGAACCTATAAATGCTGTATTTAAATACAACATCACAAGTTAAATAATTGATGTCTGTGGCCTGTTGATTGTATTGTAAACCGCCTAAAGAGATAGGAAATATGTCTTTAAATCGCACCTCGACCACCGGATTGTTCTTGTTTGTAAGTACCATTAGGGTTGCGTCGGATAATGCGGCCCCTTGTGATGGAGCAGGGTATCTTATTTTTCCTAACTCATTACTCACACTTCCTTTACTTGTTGGAAATCTATCTTTTCCTGCTTCTAATAACGTATTATAATCTGAAAACCCATCAGGAAATCCTAGACCATATAACCAACCGTGAATTTCTTGGAAGTTTTCTAAATTTTCATCTACTATAAAAGACATTTGTAAATCAGAATATTTAAGTTTTTCACCAGGATGTGGTATATCTTTTAATGGCGTTTGTTGTTCTACGTAGTTTATAGAAATGCCTGGTATGTTAACGGCCGTACAAAAGTATTCGACCTTTGGTAGTTTGATTATGTTAAATTTAAACTGTGTAGGACTTGCATAATCTAGTTTAGTTGGTTGCCTACTTAATGCGTTTGTAATGGTCATATCAATATTTAGTCAAAAAAAAAGGGCCGGTTGTTTAGACCGACCCTTTAATTGTGTTACAGATTGTAACAAGTAGATTACATTAAGTTAACTACTTGTACTCGTCTGTAGTATCTGTTTGCGTTAGCAGAACCAGCACCATTGATAACCGCAGTTGCAGTTGAAGCACCAGCTTCAGCAAATGGGTTAGCTTGGATTCCGTATCTTGTTTTGAATCCAATTTTTGGTTGGAAGCTATCTTGACCAACAGCTCTCACCATTTGAAGTGGAACGTATGGACAGTAGAATATTCCGGCATCATACTGTGATGTACCTTTGTATCCTACTACAAAGAATTGCTTAGCTGTGTTAACGTTTGCAGAATATGGATCGATATAAACTTTATATCTTCCGTTTAATATTCCAGCAAAAGTGTTACCAGTGTCATCTACATTAAGATTATTGTTTAATGCAGGTGTATAGTCTAACACGCCAGCCATTTGTAAAGCAGAAGCAACATCTGAAGATGTGATCAGAATGTTACCTTTTCCTCTACGTGTTCTTTGTGCGATTGTGTTTGCTTCTCTTTCTACTTGGAACATTAGGCCTTTAAATCTTTCAACAGACCATCTTCCGTTTGAGTCTGTATCTAAATCAAAGATACCTGCGTTTGTTGTTCCAGCAGCAGCACCGATTTCAGCGTTGATGTAAATTGTTCTTACAACTTCTCTATTGATTTCCGCAAGGATCTCAGCAGATAAAATGTTTGCAAGTTCAGTTTCAGCATCTAAACCGTGGATTGCTTTTAGATCTTGAGCAAGTTCCATTGTGTATTCAGCTTTAAGAGCTCTTGATTTAGCAGTTACAGTCGATTTCTCGATTGAAAATGCCATTTCAGCAAAGCTATTAGCAGATGAATCACCTAGTGCTTCAGCAGCAGCAGTTGACATACCTGTTCCAGTAGTATAAGTGCCAGCAGGGCTGTCATTTAATAATGCTGGGTTAGATCCTGAATCAGCAGTTGTTGAAAAACCGCCTGTTGCAGAACCAGCTTTGTTTCTACCAGAAAAATCAGTATCCGCTGCATCAAATAAAGCTTCTTCACTTGTGCTTTGTGATCTGTATTTTGCTCTCATAGCGAAGATCAGTCCTGTTGGACCAGTCATTGGCTGTACGCCTGCTATGTCGTATGCGATAAGATTTGGCATCGCTCTTCTTACTAAAGAAATTAGGATTGGATCCCAATTTTGTACGTAAGACGCATCAGTGCTGTTCACAGGAGCAGCTTCTGACATAAATGCTCTATCTTCTCTTAGTGCTCTCTCTTGGTTTTCCAAGATAACAGCGGTAACCGCTCTCTTATAACTATCCGTAACTTTTGGGAGTTCTGGATGTTCAAGGACCGGCTGCCATTTTTTAACTAATTGTTCAGATAAGTACATATCTTTTTTATTCTCCCTTTATTTTTTAAATCCCAATTTAATGGAATCTTTTGTTTTAGTGATAGCGGCCGTGTAAGCAGTCATAGCGTTTGACAAATCAACTTGCGTTGTTTCGCCTTCGGCAACGTTATCGATTTCACTTTTTGGTGAAATTTCTTTTGATGTATTAAAATAAGACTCTTTAATAGTCGTTACTTTATTCTTAAACTCATCAGCATTAGAGTATTCAATTTCTTCTGCTAATTTATTAAATTTTTCTTTGTTAGTATCTGTTAAGTCAGACGATACAGCGTCAACTATATCTTGTCTTGTTAACTTACCAATTTCAGAATTTAATTTAACGTTAGCTTCGATTTGCTCATTTAACTTATTATTAAGCTCTTCGATTTTAGAAGCTTGATCTTCTAACACGTCATATTTTTCGTCTGGTACGTTTATGTAATGATCTTCAAATAATTTTTTTAGACCACTGATAAAGTCCTCAGCGATTTCACCTTTAATTCCTCTTTCAATAGCAATCTCGTTTTGTTTCATCCATTCTTCTACAACGTAGTTTAGGTATGAATCAACTTTTTCAACAAGCTCTGCTTTTGATTTTTCATTTTCTTCTTTTAACTTACTTTCGTAAGATGAATGCATTTTCTTTTTAGCTTCTTTGATTTTTGATTTCAAAGCAGCTTCAAATATTGTTGCAGCTTTTGCTTTAAATTCTTCTGTCAATTTTTCATCTCCGATTAATGCTTTTACATCATCAGAAACGTCAATTGTTTCATCTTCTTTTTCAGCATCTTCAACTTTTAATGTTTGGCCTGGATGGTCAACTTTTGTAACACCAGCTTCTGTATCTGGTTTCTTAGTTGCGTCAACGTCTGCGGCTTTTGCATTTTGAGCGTCAGAAACTTTTTTATTATTTTTAGTAGCGTCAGGATTGCTGTCAGTTGCTTTCACAACCGCTGCGCCTAAATCTTGAGCTTCGTTAGAAAGCTTAGTAGGTTCAGCTGCTACAGCATTCTTCTTTGGAGCATCAGCAACAGACTCTTGTTCTGTTATCGTTTGCTCTTTGACTTCTACTGTTTTTTCTGTAGCCATTTGAGAAATCTCCTTTTTATTTTAATCGATTAAAATATCTCTTTTTATAGTGATATTTATAATAAATTGATTTTCTATTAAAGTTTACTTAAAAAATCCTTGAATATACTTGCCTTTTTTTCAGCTAATTCAATTCTTTTTGTCTTAATTAACTCTTGTTTCCAAGCTTCTACGTCTTGTTCAACAAGAATACCGTTATTCCATACCCATTCTTTTGTCTCCATAATACCTTCTACAAAGGCCTCCGGAGCAGATGGGTCTGCCACAATATCAGCGGCCGTTGCAAGGTAAAAATCTTCACCTACTGTATTTTGGCCGTTCTTTGTTACTAAGGAACCCATACCTCGTGATGATACGCCTAACTTAGCGCCTTCATCAATAAGACTCTTTACAATCTTACCGTATGGTGTATCCATAATTTTTGCTTCACCAATAAAGTTTTTGCCTTCAGGATATAATTTCTTAATCATATGTGATACTCTTTCTAAGTTCACAGTTGGTCCTTCTGGATGGCCTAACTCTCCGAATGCTCTATTTTTATTGATAAATTCTGCGTTGTATCGTTTTACTTCTTTCATTAAAACGTTACTTGGGTAAATTCTACCGTTACGATTTTTGATGTCAGACTGTAAAAAAATTCCCTTTATAGAGTAATTTTTCTTACCTTCTTTTTCTTCAATGATGTATTGAGCATCATTTATTTCTTCTCTTATAAGTTTCATATTCCCTCTTTTACTATTTATATATTATCTAAATTCTATTACTAAAGAGTAGTTATCTCCGTTAGCAAAATTTTTAGTGCTTAGTAATACATCACCTGATGGTGTGGTTGCATTATTTGGTATTTCATCACCAGCAGTTCTTAAATCAAAAAATCCTTGACCAGATAAAAGTAATGCAGTTGCGCTTGTAGCGCCAGCCCATTTAATTTCTACTGCTGATTTTGGATTAGCAGTGTTAACTGAAAACCAAACTTTCGCAATTTTTCGAGCACCGTCTGTTGTCATAAAAGTTGTGTTCGAAGCATCTACTTTTATAACATCTGTTTCGCCAGAACCATCGGAGAAGTTTGTTAATTTAACAACAAACTTTACTCCTGATGTATCTGTTATGGTTTGTGATGTAACTATATCTGCCATTTTATATTATGCGTTTTCAGCAAACCCTATTTTTTGTAGAGTTAATAAAATATATCCTGAAGCACTTACTGTTACGGCTTCAATATCGCCACCAGTTGCACCAGCATTAGTTGCCGTATTTTTTATAACAGCACCGTAATAAATTCCAGCACCTGTAATATCAATGGCTTCAACGTCAGCTGAAGCTCCTTTAAATTGTAATTGTACTCGACCTGTTATACCGTGATTAATATGTGTAATGTGTAATTTAGCTCCGTTTGCGTGATCACTCAAAGCACTTGCATCAACAGCGGCCGCAGTGGTAGCAGAATCGTTGTCGAAGCTTAGTAATACTTTGGCGTGTGTTTTTGTATCTGATAATATTTTTGTAAATGTTGCCATAGTTCCTTTAAACTCCTAATTGTTCGTTTACTTCTTTGTCAAAATACTTATGTATATCTTCCTTCTTTATATTATATGAAGCAGTAACTTTTTCTATTGCTCCGTCAAATCTTGTAAGAATATCTTTCTGTTCGTTTTCTATTAATCTATAAATTTCTTTTATCGCCTCTTTCATTTTAGGCGACAAATCATTATAAGATTTAGAATCCATAAATCTATTTTCTTTTACGATATTACTAATTTTTGTTTTCATCAGCAACTGGTTCTGTTCTAGGTGCCGGACTAGCAATTTCTGGTTTTGGATCACTGTGTGGTTCTGCTTCAACTTGTCCTTGAAACAATACACCAGCAAGTTCTTTTCTTCTTGCTTCTAATGCGTCGCCAACCTTATTTCGTAATGCGTCTTTAAAAGCTTCACCAGCTTCAGCCGCTTGTCCTAATGATAATTTATCAATAAAACTCTTTACTTGTTCACTCATTTTTTTCTCCTTTTATATTTATAATAAAGTTTCAGTTTTCTTAGGTTTATCTATACCACCTAAAGAAGAATCTCCATCTGTAGGTTCAATAGGGCCTTCAGATTTAATCAGTTTATCTTGTTCTTTAATCTCTTTTTCAGATTGTTTAAAGATATACTTTCTTACGTATTCTTGTGAAAAATATTTACCTACATATTTCTCTAAAGAATCTGCTAACAAAACACGGTCTTTTAACATTTCACTTTCTTTTAATTCAGCAAAATGACCGTCTTGTAAAAAGTCATATTTAATATTGGCCTGTATAACATTCCAATCTTCAACAGCAATAATACCTTTTAATATTAATTGTGTTTTTAAAAAGTCATTAAATAATTCTGTAAACTTCTTTCTTAATCTTTGTACAAACTTTGTAAATTTTAATTCATCTCTTGTAATTTCTGTTGAACGGCCTAAACTAAAACCTGATGATGGTTCTAATCTACTTACAGGAACGTTTAATGAACGATAAAGTTTCTTTTGGAAATATTCTATATCAGCCATCTCACCAAGATTTTGGCCACCAGGTAGTGTAGATATATCTGTTCCTCGTCCGCCTTCTCTTGTTGGTAACCAATAATCTTCCAACATATTCATATAACTTCTGTCATCTCTTATTTCGCCTGTATTGGCATCATAAACTAATTTGTTTCGATAACGTGCCATTACATCTCGTAAATATTGTTCTGCTTTTTGCTTAGGTAGATTACCAACATCTATTTTGAAAATTCTTCTTTCAGGTGCTCTTGCTATACGATAGATAACAACAGCATCTTCAATCATACGTAATTGATTTACTGGTTTAATTGCCTTATGTAAATAAGACAAGATCATATTTTTATTTTGATCTACTAAACCTGAAGAACAAAAAGCAATTGTATCGGCCGCTATTCTTACGCCTGAACCTGATGTTGCACCTGCAACACCTTTTTCATTAAACATAAAATATTCTTCATAATCATTTGTAATTGATAAATCGACTGTACTTCTTATTTTTTTTAATTCTCTTACTTTTTTAATTTTGCGTGGGTCAATATAACGTAATTCTGTTATACCGTTTTTAGGATTTTCTCTATCAATAAGTTTTTGATAAAATATTCTACCATCAACATACCATCTTTTAAATATTTCAAATCCTTTTGTACTGAAGTTCATTAAACTCAATACATTCATAAATTCTTCGTCTATTTTCTTTTTAACTTCTGGACCATAAGGTAAATCGTTTAATATAACTCTTATAGATTCTTTTTCTTCACTTGCAACAATAGCTTCGTTGCAAATATCTTCTATTGCTTGGTCGCATTCTGGATGTAATGAGATTTCTCTATAACGTCTTACGAGGTCGGCTTCATTCTTAGCCGTGCCTTCCATATCAAGGTACGAACCAAAATACCCTCCAGCAGCGACGGTTGTTGTACCGTCGTCTGCTTGAGGTGTAGTAAAGTTTTGTTTCGGATCTTGCTCTTGTTTTTTACGGGTTATTGAAAACCCAAACAGATCAGCCATAATTTATATTCCTCTACTACTACTTATAATAGTTTTAAGTAGTCGTATTTGTTTCAAAAAACTGATAAGCAAAAGTTACAACAAATTGTTCAATCGCTGTTTGTTCGTCATACGTTAATTCAATAGCACCGATGGACTTTGGAAAAGCACCTCTAAGTGTATATGATTTAACCGTATTACCGTTACGATCTAAGTGGTCAATAAATGCGTCCACTTGATAGTCAGCAGGATTTGTTAATCCTTCATTGTCTGTCATATTGTTGATACCATTTTGCCATCTTTCAAAAGCATTTCTTACTTTGAAGTTTGTATCGTTATAAACTGTAACTGTCCAATCTTCAAACGTTCTATCTCCTGCAATCTTAATTGATCGTCCTCTAAACTTAACGTCAACTTCACCGATTGTCATAGCAGGTATAGAAGTTGCTCTACATAAGAAAGCCAGATCTTCTATTTCGCCACCAACTTGAGCGTAACCAGGAAAAGGCATTACTACCTTAAACTGATTGGCACGAGCGCCTCCGCCAGCAAGTTTAGCTTTGAAGTCATTAATGTTTGCCATTTTTTATTCTCCTATTCTAAAATTACCCAGCTACTTCTTCGAAAGAAACGCCAGTTCTAGTTGCAACGAATTGTAATGTAATAAAGTTGATACTTCTAGCAGGTTTAATAAAGATTTCTGCTATAAATTCATTTCTATCAATTACTTCGCCAGTGTTGTTAGTTTCATCACACACTACTAAAAAGTCTGTGATACCACGTCTGCCTTGTACCTCTCGTAAGAATGGTTCAACGATATTTCTAAAGTTTGCTCTAGTAAACTCGTCATTAAATTCAAACAATTGGAATTTAGAAGCAGTAGAGATTGCTTTTTCTAAAACGATAAACAATCTTCGTACATTGATTCTATCAAAAGCAGATGGAGCACTTAATCCAGTTTTATCACCGAAAAGTACTGTACCTTGTCCAGGGAAAGTAACGACTGCGTTAACTCTATTTCTGTAAAGGTCATCTCTTTGTGTTTTATTTGGATTGAAAGCCAATCTAACTGCACCTCTAATAATACCTCTATTAAAGCCAGCTGGTGAATACCAACTATCTGCAACTAAATCGGTTCTTGCTGATAAACCAGCAATATCTCCGTTTAACGGTACAAATCTGTACACGTCATTATATCTATCGTACATATATTTGTAACCACTGTCAAATACAACATAAGAAGATGAACGAATTGCGTTGTAAAAACCAATTACGTTACTTGCTTGATTATTTGCATTTGCTATGTTTACAACATCTGAACGTTCAGGTGATACGAAAGCAACTGCATCTTTTCTATCTTCTGCAATTGATATTACGTTATCTACGTGAGTAGCATCGCCTGGACCAGCAATAATTAAACCTACATCCACTGTTTCAGAATCTAGGAATTTTTCATATGCTGTTTTCTTTTGTGCGTTTGTTATAGCAGAACCATCAGAACCACTTTGAAGTGATGTTGCTGTTGGTGTTGTAACTGCTGTAAATGTTACACCAGAAGCTGCACTACCCCAGTTTGAACCTCCTGCATTATGATCCATCCAGTAAACATATTTTGACTTATTAAATATAACTGTAGGATAATAATTAGAGTCTCCTTGAGGTGATTTTGCATCTGAAGCTTTAGAAAGTTTTGAATAAACTTCTAAAACTGTATTTTGTGTACCTGATATTACACCATCTTCGTCAATTACTAAAACGTGAATTTCGTCATTCACGCCATTTCTTGCTGAAGCGTATGGTGAAGTTCCTGGTGCGCCAGAAACTTGATCGTAGAATCTCCATCTACGTCTAACATTACATCCGTTTGTAAGTGATCTTTGTAAACCACCTGTACCTGAAGGATGTCTAACGATAGTGATAGTATTTGTACCTGTGTTATTTGCAGTTACTCTATACTCGTGTCCATCGTCATAATCATCTGTTGCAGCTGTTGTAGAAAAGTTAACTATATCGCCAACATTAAATCCTGTTGATGATGTTAATATTACTGTAGTATCTCCAACCGCTGTTGAAGCATCTGCTAAAGTAGTTTTTGCTGTTTCTTGGTAAGCTGCTGCTGAAGGACATATTGAAACAAGTAAACTGTTTCCCCAAGCGCCTGCTGTTCTAGCAGCCCACTCGCCTACTGATCCTTGTCCTGTAGCATAGTTATTTGTATAATCTGTGTCGTTCTTAATAACAAATGAGCTGCCTGAAGCAACTGCGTTTGCTATTGAAGAATTTTGTGCTCGTACTACTCTCAATGCGTTTGAGTATTGTAGAAAGTTGGCAGCACTAAAAAAGTCCTCAAAGTTATCTGAGTCTGGTTTGCCAAACGTATCTACTAATTCTTGCTCGCTAGAAACCGTTACGATTTCATCTAAAGGACCTTTTCTAAACACTCCTGCAAAAGCACCTACTGAAGTAGATACTGCTGGAATGATTCTTGTTAGGTCTCTTTCTTGTACGAGAACACCTGGTGATACTTGAAATGCCATTTCGGTTTTCTCCTTTTTATAAATTAGCTAATTGTTTCATATAATCCAACATTCGTATTATTCATACGGCCATAGTCAAAATTTCATACACATCTATTTATAAAATGCGTATTTTGTACATTTTATTCACCTTTTCTTACGACTGGATGCCACGTTTCTCCATACTCATCTTTAAAGGGTTTAGTTTCTTCAGTTTCTATACCATCATCTATGAAACCAAAAGGCGCCATATCTTGTTCTATGATATTGGCCTGATCTTCATATAATTTAGACCTTACATCAGAATTACTTAATTCTTTGAAATACGGCTGATTTGATAACCAGCCAAATATAATAAGACAAGTCATTAAGTCATCATTACATCCTTCTTCAGCCTTCCAAGAATTGTGTTGACGAGAAAAAGTCGACATCTCCTCTATAATATTAAAGTCATTTATAACCAGTTTATCTGACTCAACAATTGTTTTTAAATTAGAACATCCTATTTTTTTAATTTGTTTTGTCATACGAATACCTAACTGACTGCCACGGCCACTAAATGCTGTACCTAAAACTTGGCCTGCACGGCCTCTTTGTGTGGTCATTAATAGATTGTCATATTCTAAATCAAATTGCATAGCATCAGATATTTGGCCACCTAAATCATTTACTTCAATTAATGTATGAGCGTGATTATAACCTTTAACTGTTTGTTCAATAACATTTGGAAAAACTAAAGGTTTAATTTCATTATTACGATATTTGGCCACAACACGATAAGGCATTTGTGTTACGTCAAATATAATAAAGGCCGAATAATCTTTTGTAATACCTCGTGCAACGTCAACAGTACAAACGTAAATTTTATTTTTATCTGGTCTTTCAAATATATCTAAACCACCTTGCGATTGTAATGGTTTTAAATAAGGTGTAGTTTTAATTTTTGTAGAACTAATGAGTGTATCAATTGAACCTAAAAATTCGCATTCAAACTCTTGTTGAAATTGTTCCTTACTTGTATTTCTTATTGTATCTTCTTTCCATTTTTCATCACGGCCTGGCACTTCTGACCAATGTACTTCAACAGGTATATAATCGTTTTGTTTATTGACAGCATCAGTCCATAACTTATAATACATATTCATTCCGTGTGGCGTAGAAACAATAATCATTTTAGTATTTTTACCTGATGAAATTGTAGGAAATACGGAACTAAAAAACTGTTCTGCAATCGTAGCAGGTACGAAAGCAAACTCGTCTAAGAATATAATGTTATAAGAACCTCCTCGAATTGCACTTGAAGAAGTTGCAGCGGCCACTACTTTACTGCCGTTCTCTAATTCAATACTTCCTTTATTCCAATTTAATACACCTTGTTGTAAAAACTTTGGTATATTTTCATAGGCCAATTGTAATCGGCCTAATATATCTCTTGCTGTAGATGATTTGTTTGCAAGTATGGCAACGTTTGTATTTGGATTAAAGATTACATAATGCAATAGATATGATACAATCGTTGTTGATTTACCTGATTGTCTTGGTAATTTACATATTGTAAAACGGTTGTTGTGCATTGTACCAACCATTTCTTTTTGAAAATCATACATTTTAAAAGGTACAAGGCCCTCATCTAACGAAACAATCTTTACATAATTTTGAATAAAATATAAAGGGTCTTTCGAACACTTATCAAACTCTATTATTTGTTCTTCTGTAAACTCTACTTTAACGTTTACTTTTTTTAGATTCGGATTACCGAGATATACTTCATTCATTGACTAAAATACCTTCTATATGTGTGTAACCTAATTGTATAGCGGCCTGAACTCTTTGATTGCCTTCCCATACACTGTATTGTTTTTCTTTAAAGTTTGAATCACCAGCACCACTTCTATATTTTGAATAATCAAATAATTCTTCACCTAATGGGCCAATAGGATTTTTTCTTGTATCGTGTTTTAATACTTTAATAGGTTCAATCATATCTTCACCATTTAATAACTCTTTTAAAGGAGTCATTCTTGTTATATAAGTTAAATCACTTATCTGAAATATCTGTTTGTTCAGGTAATTTCGTTTCGCTTTGAGTATTTTCATTTTTAACTTTCAACATCTTTTGTAATTCAGCAGTAGAACCTACAAATAAAGCATTTTGTATTTTAGTGTCTGCACCTTTTGTAGCAGTTTTTAATTCTTTTAATTTTTTTTGTAAGTCTTGTAACTTATCAACTGTTTGTGCAACGTTTGTAATTAATTGGCCTGCAACTTCGTAAGCTCGTGGGTGTTGGCCTTCTTTTGCAATTTCTAATATACCTTCTATTGCTTCTTGTCCTTTTTGTATTAAATCATAATAATTATCACGACTAAACTTGTAATCATTTTCAATATCAGTTTTAGTTTTATCTTCTACACGTGGCACAGAAGGATTATCTATCTTTACTAAAGACTCCAATGTAGGTTTATTTTCAGGCGATATGCCCAATATCTCGTTTACTTTATCTTCTATTTTTGTCATAATTAAACATCAGTATCAGTCGTAGGGTTATACTTCTTACTATCTGTAAAAGAAGTAATGGTTGTTGTAAATCCAAAGTCATCATCTGCATCCGCCGTTGTTGGGTCTGGTACGACCACAATTCTTTCTTCTCTTTTTGCCGTTGTTGTATCCGTATCTGTGTAAATATCTGACTGTACCGTTTTGATAACACCTTGATTGGACATTGGCCCAAACAAATATGTTTTAGCAGTAAAGTTTAAGGTATATATAACGGCTCTACGAGTTGTAAAATCTCCGCTATAACTATCTTCATATGATACACTGTTTAATATAATCGGTATATCTCTTTTAATATTTAATTCAGGTAATACATTTACAGTAATCGTATAATCAGGTTGAAAGAAAGGTAATATCTGTTCTACTATTTGTAGGCCGTTTTCTGCCGTTGCTGTAAAGGCATAAAGATTTAAACTTATATTATATGGCACTGGTACATAATTAAAATTATGAACTTCACCTGATTCACCAGATTTTACTTTTCTGAATTTTTGAACTCTTGTTAATTTTCTTGTAGGGTCATAAGCAAGACCAGATATTTCAAATCCTAATCTTGGTAATGTAATTGCAAAACTACGATCATCTAAATCTGGTTTTTGATCTAGTCTTACTAAAAACTTTTCTTTTGGTGCATAAGCTAAAGGAACTTTTAATCTTTTTGTAACTGCACCTGTACTTGATGTTGATTGTATAACTATATTGTTAAACAATTGACCAAATGCAATTATAATCTTTCGCATTCCTTCATTATAGAAAAAATTACCAAACATTAATTAATTTCTCCAAAAGGATTTGTTTCTGTAAAATCTAATATATCATCAGCAATAGATTGTGTATCAAATCCAGCTTCTGTGTCTAAATCTAAATTTTGTGCATAAGCAGATTGAGTTGCCACTGTTGTTGTCGTTGTTGCTTCTTCGTTTAAGAAGAAGTTTGGTTGACCTGATGATTGATCTTGTTCTAATTGTAATGAACCAGTTTCATCTTCAAGTGTAAATCTGTTGAGTAATAGATTTAATGAGTATTCAGTTTCTTTATCATCTATTTCAGTTATGCCTGTATTTAATTCTTCTGAACTGTATTCCCAACGTGTAACTCTTAATTTATAAACAGGTAAACTACCTAATTGAAATAATGGTTCTTGGTCCTCTACAAACTGTATTTCAAAAAAACTATTCATTAATGGGAAATATATAATATCTCCTTCATTAGGACGGCCTTCTACAATCTGTGTCATTGGATTATCAACTTGATTTTGCCAACTTCTTTTTGCGATAACGAAAGTGGTATCTTCTCTTATTTCTAATCCAAACTTATTAATTAATTCTTTTTGGCCTGCAAATCCTTCAGTCGTTTCAAAATACATTTCTATCATATAACTATCATCAAACTTACTTGAAGTATCTTCGCCTAGTATTAAATCTCTATTGACAAGTGTTCGTGGTAAATAATAGACATCGTGGCCATAGATTTTTAGGCCTTCTACAATTAAATCTTCGTAAAGTGTTTTCTCGGCCTGATTGCCAATTCCTTGGCCTCCCTGGAAATAATGATTTACGGGCATAGTTTAACCTACCATAAATGCTGGGGCAATTTCGAAACTATCTCTTATTTCTTTTTCTAATTTTTCAATATCTGTTTGTGCGTCTGTAAAAATCTTTTCGCCATTAAGTTTAACGCCACCTAACATTACTACTCCATCAAATTTACTTAAATTAGCACCCCATTGTTTTTTAAATAATGCTGTTGTATATCTCTTTAACCATTGGTCATTAAACACATCCGTAAAAGTAGCTGGGTCTAATTTTCTATAACAATCTATAATTAAGTATTCATCTACTTCTAAATCGTTCACCCAATCCATATCAATATACAAACGATTATCGTGTTGTTGAAATCTGATAGGTTTCATACCTACTAAAATTTGGTCTAAGAAATCTAAATGTCTTAACACCATATCATAGTTAATAATTGATGTTGAAGCAAAGTCATACAAATCATTTAATCTTAATTGATACCTTACGTCAAACATATTCATACTTGCTTTGTCTGAAAAAGGAAATATATTTGTTACGGCAATAACTGTATTTGGAACTATAAGAAAATTGTTTGCTTCGTACCAAGTTGTGCTGACACCATTTTGTGTAGGTGTTTCAGAAGATGGTGTTGAAGCTTTTAATCTGTCTTTATCTTGTGATGTAAGTTTATACTTTAAATATGTTCGTCTAATACCGTCATAGTGATATTGAGCATAGTATTGTAATGCTTCATCCAGTCTATCTTCTAACTGGTCATCATCAACGTTTATCTCTATTACTGGTTTACCTAATGCTCTTAAAGCATATTGTTTAAGTGTTTCTCTAGTAGATGGATTTGCCATAACTCTACTATTTATATAAAAGAAATTAGAACTTATAACGAATAGTTGCTAATAACTGTGGGTTATAGTCTTTATAAGCACCTGTAAACACTGATGTTTGTTCTTTATCGTGATAGTATAAACCTAATTCTAAACCAGCTCTTTTATCTGGTCGTTTGTGTTTATCATCTTCTGTATGTAAATTATAAACAACACCCCAATAATTACCTGTAAATCCTAAATCATCATTTTCTGTTCTGTGAACTGTACCATAAATGCGTTCATTAAAACTATATAATAGGCCGTAATCATATCTGTTCTTATCAGCAAAGCCTGTGTCCATATCGTCCCAAACTTCTGCACCCCAAATCAAAGGAATATTCCAACGATATAAAGTACCACCTAATGCCCAACCTTTTTGTGTACGTTCATTAAAAGAAGCTACACTTGTTGAACTTTTTGGATTTTTGATTTGCATATAAGATAAATCGGCATATCCAAAAAGTCCTACAGTTGCACCTGTATATAAAGCATCTCTCTCATTATCCCAACCAATAACTAAACCTGCTGGAACATCTTGTCTTAGACGATACGAATCAAAATCAAATTGATTATCCCAATTAAAACCACCGATAGCTAGAACTGCTTTCTCTCTATGGTCTAACCTTGAATTTGTTTGTGTAATAATTAATGGCGCACCTATCTTTGGCGTCTTTGCAAAACCTAATCGTTGTGCGTCTGTTTCACCAAGATATAATCTGTAATAGTCATTACCAATACCCATTTGTTTTTCTTGTATCGTATTGTTTAATGTGGTATCTAAAGAATAATAAGTGTCATATAACATTGAAGCACCTGTCCAATTGATATAGGGATTTTTAAATGTGTGATTAATACCTATCTGTAATTCAGCTCTTGAATCTATACCACTATCATAAGTACGGTCATCATAATAACCTTCTACTTCACCTGTAATGAATAGGCCTTTAGGTATTGAAATTTTGTTTGATTCTAATTGTGATATTCTTTTCTCTAATTCAGATATTTTCTTTTCGTCTGCTTTTACAAAAGAGGTTGCCAATAAAGTAATTATGATTAAAACAATTATGGCAAAATATTGTATAATCAATTTCTTATCTAGTTTCATATTAAGTATTTATCTTTGGAAAAAGATGGTCTTTATTAAACACTAACACATCTTTTTCATCTAATCCTAAAGATAACATTACTCTAGGTGTATGTGGGTTTTGTTGTTGATGTTCACAATAATAGTTTTGTGCTGTTATCACATCTTCTCTTTTCGAGTCATTTTTAAAGTCGCCAATTTTATCTAAATAATTATGTAGATTACTTTCGGCCATTGTTGTTACTTGGAACAATTCTTCTTCTGTCTGTATATTACCTGCGGCAATCATTCCACCACTAAAGATGGCCTTTGCCCAATCTGGCAATTCTCTTTCTTTACTTGGTTTGTACCATTTAGTTTCATTAAGAAACCATTGTGTGAGTGGATGTTCTTTTTTAAGAAGTGGTGAAAAATCGTGGAACGCACCTGTTACTTTATTTTTACCTGCTATGACATCAAATCCATAAATTGGCCCGCCATTATTCAATTCAGGAAATAAACAAACGTGCATCATCCAAAGGCCTTTTGTTTCTCTTGCATCAACCACGTCCACGTGAGCACGCCTTACGTTCTCATTTTTCCAAGTACGATTGACCCAACCTTCTTTATTAAATCGTGTCATACCTTCTTCAAAGTATTCAACACAATTTATATCGAGTATATCTATGATGTTATTCTTGCACTGTATAAGATTTTCCCAAATCATTCATTTCCTTAAATAATTCTGTAGCATATTCAAAACATAATTTAGCTTCAGCGACCACGTTTACTTGGTACGTGTTCATATAGTTATTTATTAACTCTCTTACAACTCTTTTTGTTTCTTCAGGTTTTAAAAAGACAAGATATGTATTTGGGCCAGGTGTTTTTCTCTTAATCATTTGACCGCCATATAAATCTCCCATATGTCTTACGTAGATATGAGCATACAGCTTTTCTGCATCATCTTTGATTGTGTCTAAATGATAGACATATCTTAATGTGCTGTCTGTGATGTGAGGTTTTTCTGGTTTGTTCCACAGTGAACGAAAGTCGTGGTCTATTTTTTGAGCTCTGTCAAGGCCAGGTGTTTGTCTAAAGAGGCCATTGGCAAAAGCATATTTTTCAAGTGTAGCATAACACTGTAATAGATTAAACAAGTATATAGCATATAGGTCTGGATTGATTTGGCCAGACATAAGAGTTTGTACAAAAGGTTCTAATTCAGCTTTTCTATGTTCTTCTAAAGTGTATTCTTTAATATCACTCATTTTTTTAACTCCTCATAATTATCGGGATTTCTTATAAACAATCTCATACCGTGTATATCTTCTTTAATATCTAAGGTTTTAAATTTTATTTCCTGATATATTTCGTCTGCAATACACCATCTAGGCATTTTAGGTCCTTTAATATCCATTAACCAATAAAAAACATTTCTTTTGTTAGAAAAGAAAAAAAAATATTCGTATTTGAATTGTGAATTAAAAAGGTAACAATATCTTTTTCCTCCACTTTTTTTAAATTCGTTTGTAACTTCCCATTGTGCATCAGAAGTTAATCTAATTATATGTGGAATTCCTGGTTGTTCTTGGTACCTATATGTCATATTAAATAATTAAATGATTACTACATTCAGGATCGCCCATCTCTCCTTTAACAAACGTATTAAATGAAATTGTAATTCTATCTTTATCACTTTTATTAGTATCGACATCGTGGACCATAGATGATGGAAATATAACCAATCTGCCAACTTCGTTTAAAATGCCTACTTTTGAAGCTGTATAAGGATTACTTCCTTTTTCGCCATTGTAAAAAGCAAAATTTCCAAAAGAAGTTCTATCATCATATCTATAAAAATAAGTAGGGCAAGTATCTCCTTCTACATAAAATATACAACTAAAAATACTATTAGGGTGCATATGAGTATGATGAGCCGATAAAGGAGGATTTCTATTCATCCAAGATTGTGTTATATAAAAATTTGTTTTATCACTGGCTCCTAATTGTTTGGCAAATGCAGTAACATTCAGTAAACACCATTTTTTAAAATCATCCATAATTTTATCTTCTAAAATGTCTTTTTTAATAGTTATAAAATTATTTAACTTATTTTTTAATAGTTTTAAATCATTTAAATAAGTTAATTGTTCTTTTGTTAAAACATATTTGTTATCAGATTTATATATAGGAGTTGCAAAAATAGCTTGTATCATAATTACCTTTTAAAAAAATTTCTATACAGTTTTTGTACTAAATGTCTTGTTGTTGAAAAAGAAAAAGTTTTACAATATTTTTGAATATTAGTCCATTGTAAATCTTTTTTATTTGCAGTTCTAATCTCTAAGTTAAAAGTATCTTTGGATAAAGGAATAATGTGCATTAAAGGTGTTCCTGCTTTAATCAATCTTTCACCATCTTCTACATTCCAATTCATCTGAATATTTATCTCACTGGATTGACTAGGGTCTAACACGCCGCTTGTTGACTCATAATCAAAATGGTCAGGATAACTTATAGGCAAACATAAAAATTTTAAATTTTCAGGAACAATAACATTCCAAGGTGTATTGACTTTTACTATATTATTAATTGTTCCTTTTCTTTTTGGTATAAAATTGGTCATTTCTTCATTATGTGTATCTATAAACCTTATATCACTTAAATTACTAAAACTCTTATCTGCCACCGTCCAAGAAAATCCTGGTTTATTTTTTTCAGTTTTAATATAAACATCATACCACATTGGCACAATATAACCTGTTTTAAATAAATCAAATATTCCAGGACAATAAGCTAAGTGTGTAAAACGACCTGTATTGTTATTAATAACTTTGTTTTTTTTATTAATTAAATCTTGTATAGCTGCTTTTGTCCATTCAGGTTTAAAGTTTTTGGCTTCAATAATAGGAAATGCTTCTGCAACGCCAGGTATTTTACTAAAAAATTCTATTGTTTTCATATTTTATTTAAAACAAAAATGCCTAATCCATTCCAATAATCATTTTTATCTTCGCCTTTAGTAAATATTTCTTCTTTAAATAATGTTTTTAATTTTAAATCTTCTATTGATTTAAAAGTAGCTTCTCTTACCTGTAACCAGTTCCAGTCATCAACAACATATACAAAAGTATTATCTATTTTTTCGTAAAATTTATTTAAAAAATTATAATGGCTTTCATATGTATGTTCTATATCCATAAAAATAACATTACTTTTTAATGAAATTTTATTTAAATCGGCTTCAAAAACATTACTATCTATTATATTTACTTGTTTATTTAAAACTAAATCTTTAATATTTCTTAAAAATATTTCTTTATTATTTCCTTTTTCACTATTAATATTTACATTATTATCCATTGGTATTATACTACTTTCTGAGAAATTGTCAATAGCGGTGGCCACTAAATCGTTTCTTTCTACAGCAGCTGCAAATATAGAACCTTGAAAAACACCAGCTTCTAAGTATTTACAATCAGGTAATTCGCACAAATTGTTAATAAAGTGTTTTACTTTTTCAGAAGTGAGACCTGGTAAGTTTTTAGTTTTTTCACTTATCTTTGATTCATTATTTTTAGACTTTGTTAGTGCTGTCTTAACAGTATCTATTAGATTTACACTATTATTCTTTTCAACTATTTTATCGCAAACGTTACAATCCCAACAATCAAATTTACAATTTCTTATAGTTGTTTTCCACACATCAATTCTTTTTTGTGCAAACTTATTATCTTTTATAAAGATTTCAAAATCTGTGTATAGTATTTGTTCATTATTGGCAAACTTTTCAATGATTTTTAAAGTTTCAAATAGTCGTGAAACACTTTCACGGCCGTGCATTTTTATAACATCAATGTAAGTTAATAATCTATCCCATTCATCTTTGAAAGGCGGAAAGTTTGCTATACGCCAATGATATGCTGGGTCTTGTTCTTCCCATTTAGGGCAAGAGAAATAACTTATATCTGTTTGAAAATAAGTTGGTTGATTACCTTTACTTCTTGTATTGTTATATAAAAAATGTTCATCTTGTACAGGACAATTTCCCCAACATCCTTCATTTGCAAGTAAACTATATTTTACATTTACACCTAATTTTTCTTTACAATACTTTTTAACGTCTTGCATCCTTTTCAAGGTATCTTCATCTCTCATCAAATCTCTATCAAAGTTAATATAATGAAAACCAGCTTCTACTTGTTTTATAACTTCATTAGCTCTTTGTGTGTTTCTTAATATTGTATTTTTGATTAGAACGTCAGGATATTCTTTTTGAAAACGGCCTGTAAGCATCCATAATGTATGAGGTATTGTAACTATACGTACACCTTTATCATACAACCTTTTAAAGTTTTCTATAAAGATGGTTAGATTTTCACTCGTAGGAGGCACTTCAATATTATTAAAAGTAGCAGACAAAGGAATGCCTGTTACCTTTGGTATAATAAATGCGTTCTCGTTTAGTAAATTAAATTGAGTTTCGTTAAAAACATCACCCATAGCGTCTTGTGTAAAGGGCGGTATTCGGCTGGTAAAATAAACATCATAAATTAAATGTTTATATTTTTTAAGAAAATTTAAAAAATAATCAAATTGATCTGGTGTTAATTTAGGATTTAAAGGTACACTAAACATAATATAAATTCAATTTCTAAAAAAGAAACTGACTAAAACTGTATTTTTAAAGCAGGTGGTCCCAATTCAGGTTCAGCTGCTATTTGTTGTGCAGAAGCACCTATACCTAATTTTGTGTGTCGCCATCTATGACAAGAAGCCATATCGGTTAAAGCATCTACTTCATCTTCTAAAGCTTTTTGTTGGCCCAATAAAGTAGCTACTGAACTATTGAAACTTGTAACTTTAGAATTAATTTTTTCTACAAGTTGAGCAACAGTTATACCTCTAGCAGTTGCTAATGTTGTTAACATAGGAACGCTAGCAGAATTATTAGCAGTATATTTTGCTGCTTCTTCTTTTTGTTGTTCTAACGATAGTTGTTCTAATACTGAATAATTTTTTCCTAATTCTTTTACTTTATCATTAAATCTATCTCTAATATATTTTTTAAAAACTATTTTATTAAAATTAACACCAGCTGCAAAATCATCCGCAATCATATCGTATCTAACTTTAGGAGCATCTTCAGTTACAACCACTTCAGGAAAATCTTCAACAATACTTGTACCTAATTTTAAATTAATATATCCTCTATATGCGTCAGCGAAAATACCAGACTTGGCTTGTGCGTGTGTTAAAACATCTGCATTTAATTTTTGTAAATCTAATCTTGCATCTTGGTATTCATCTAATATATAAGATACAGTATACGCACCGTAACTTGTATAGCTTTGTAACCAACCAATGCCTGAAGCATCTTTAATTTTTAATAATACGAATAGTTTAGCCATTTGTGTTATCCTTAATATCGTTATACTTACTATTTATAAGAGTATTATTCTTACTTATATCACTTTCTAATAAATTTTCAGATATAAATTCATTACTAATACCCATATTTTCCATTCTTTGTTTATTTACTGGATTTATATAACCTAATTTTAAATCATTTATAGCTTTTTCAGTTAATAATCCCATACCTGTGCCTACTCTTACAGTGTAATCACTTGTTAAAGATAAACATTCAGCTATATCTTCTGGCGCCATCATAGCTATAGCGTCCATATTTCCAGTACCTATTTTACCATAGGCTAACATTTCCATACTTGCTTGTTTAGCTAATTTAGTAATCCAGTGTTGTTTTTCTAACTTTTCCTCTAATTCTTCGTTACCAAAAACATCAATTAACTTTGTGCCATCAGGCAAAACGGCAGTAGGACTATTCAACATTTCTTTAATTATTTTTAGTATTCTATTTTTTTCTTTATTAGCACTTACAAGAGCATCTTCGTGCCTTTTTAAATCTTTTTTAATGTTTAATAAGTCTATTTCTATGTATTTTTTTTCAATTTCGTTTTTAGAATTTCTAAGCTTTTCTTCTTCAACTAATTGTTCTAAATTTTTTCTTTCAATTTCCCATTGTATATGTAAATAAGAATCTTGTCTAACTCTTAATTCTAAAAACATTTGTTTTAATCGGTGGTAAGGTGTAACTTGTGAATGGCCGACAAAGTGTTTTAGTTTAAATTCAGCTACAGAGCTATCAACATTACCATTTGCAAATTCAATTAATTCTTTATCGTCATTAAAGTTTACTCTTTCACTATTTTTCATTTTATTCTCCATAATTTATTATTATTTATACTAAACTTTTTTATGTTCTCCAACCACAATGTCCTGAAGATTGACCAGCATTCGCTGTAGGTTGTAATCCACCAACGTCCGTTCTACTGTTTGTATGATAGTATTGTAACCAAGTACCGTTATTTTGAGCACCGTCATAATTACCTATCATATAGCCCCAATCTTGTCCCATTGTAAAGTTTTCTTCACCACAGTCTGCACGATATTTTGAAAAAGTGTCAACACTTGAATCTGTTACTAAATTCCAAGTTCTTAAATTATATCCACCATTGTAAGAACCTTCGTTACCACAATAACCTAATCTTATTTTTGTTGGCATACCTTTTTGTTGCCCGTGAGCCGACCAACGAGATGAACCAGAAACTGCATAAG